CACAGCAGCCGAAACAACGCCTAAGAACAATCAGTACATCGGCAGCAACTTCGGAAACTACTGGAAAGACAAATTAGGGGGAGGTAAATAAATGAGCTGTGAAAGACCACTTATCAGAGTATACAACCCAAACAACCATAACATAACAGGGTCAATCATGACCTTAGAGACGTACCGCGAAAGGGCGCACAATCCAAAAGCAACGTATGAAAGCATCGCGTACAGAACAGACGTGATGTTACTGCCATGTGGCAAATGTCTGGGATGCAGACTCAGACAGCGGCAGGATTGGGAGACAAGGATGCTGATGGAGTCAAAAACACTGTCACCAGTATGGTTTTTAACCCTGACGTGGAATCAAGAGTACGTGCCAGGAATGGTAAGAGCAACAGGCGAACTTATACGTGGAGCAACACACCAGTGGACAACGGGAGACGCACCAGAAGTTGTGCAAATCCTATTGCAAGAGGACATGGTACTTTTTAACAAAAGACTCCGAAAAAAGCAAGAAATGTCCGATAAATGGGGTACAGACCTCAGATATTTTTATTGCGGCGAATACGGCGAAACCACAGGCAGACCGCATCACCATGCAATCTATTATGGGTTAGAAATACCAGACCTAAAGAAAAAAAGAGGCAATAATCCATACTTTGAGAGCGAAACAATAGACAAAATCTGGGGAATGGGCAATGTGATAATTACAGAGGCGTCACCGGAAACAATGGCGTATGTAGCGGGATATGTGACAAAAAAAGCCTACGGCAACGACACAAAACGATACAATGAGCTAGGGCTACCAGCGCCTTACTGCTGCATGTCACGAAATCCGGGTCTAGGATACGACTACTACCAAGAGCACAAAGAACAAATGTACAAAGACGATGGATTATATTTTAACGGCAAAAAAAGGCCCATTCCAAGGTACTTTGACAAGATGCAAGAAGCTGAAAATCCCAAAAGGCTGTGGGAGATTAAAAAAAAAAGACAGTCAAGTGCAATAAATGCACTTAAAGTCAAGATGTCAAACACAGACGTAACTATCGAAGAGCAAGGAAAAATTAAGGAAAAGAATCTCAGAGAACGCTTTAGTAAAGCAAGAGGGATTCTCTAAATGGTGTCAGTGGGCCTAATCCTGTCAAGAAGAGGATTAGGCCCACACCCAAGTTTCATAGCTATCCACGGCTAATTAAAAGCATCATAAAAACAAGAAAGGGTCTCCTGTCGCCACGGGAGACCCCTTTCGTGTACGCCCCTCGTAGGGGCTACCGAGGTACGAGGCAAATCATAGGCTCAATTACGCTCACGCGCACGCACGCGCGAAACGCGCACGCACGCACGTGTATTTACAAACATCATCTATTATATATAACTTGTTGTAGTAGTAGTAGTAGGGAGTGTTGAAATGTTGAATACTATGAATTTTTATCCTTGGAACGATATTTTTTGGATTATTTTAATGTTGATATTTTTGTGGATAACTTGTTAAAATGTTGAAAATGTAGCAATATACACAAAAACCTTTGTGCAACATTTTGTGGAAAACCTGTTGAAAGTGTTGAAAGTGTTGAAAAAGCAAATAAAGGCCGTCCGGCGAGCGAAACCGAAAAGTTGCGTCATGCTCTTCGCACGGCGCACCGCGCCTACCACATGACCTAAAATAAAAAGTTTCAGAAAACCTCATGACAAATCGAAAAATCTGTGGTATAATGCAGATAAAGAAGGGGGTATAGAGATGAATACCATCAATCGTCTGAGTGTCAAAGCCTTGAGGGAGCTAGAAGAAATCGGCTCCTACGATACCGCAAAATACAGATACGTTATTAACCAGAGCAATGGAGGATGCTACCGCATCAATAAAGAGCTGCTAGGCACAACGGCAGCACTCGACCCGGAAAATTGGGTAGAGCAATAAACAAGGTTAAACAGCACAGAAGTGCTATTTTACAAAAACATTTATACAAAATAATTTTTAGAAAGAGGTGAACCGCTCTGACCTTCAAGGAGATTAACGCGCTGTTTAACAACATACGCAAGATCTTAGCCATGCTGGATAAGATTTACCACGCAGTAGAAGGCAACCAGCCGAAGGAGTAACCATGACGACCAAAACATGGAATGTGCGAGACCAGCCCGACAAAACACTAGCAGAAATGCTTGCAAGAACCTACAAAGAAATCGAAACAACGTACAAACATGTATGCAAAGCCGCCACAATCGAGGACGCCAAGTTTTACATCGATATGGCATTCCGCAAAAAGGCTTTTGCGAAAGACATTGAAATGGAACAAATCAGAAGGAGAATCAACAATGGCGAAGCGGAGTAAGGTCAAAAAGTCGAAAGACACGAAAGTGTTTACCCAGACGGCAAAGAAAACCAAGGCCGTCAACGTAAGCCCGAAAAACATGCGAGGAGGCACGAGACTGTAATGCTGAAAAGATACTATGCAATTTACGACAAAGTGGCCAAGAGCTATAGCGGACTCTTCGAACAACAGAACGACGCAGTCGCAAGCAGGCTCTTCGAAAGCCAGCAGAAGAACAAGGACAGCTTTATCAGCGTCAAGCCGGAAGACTTCCGGCTGCACTACATCTGCACCATGGAGGACGAGACAGGCGAAATCGTCGATAACGTCAACACGTGCGTATGTGAGGGCAAGCCCAATGAGTGAATTTAGGAGCGCATACAGCGGGCAGGTAAGGCATACGAGCCTGACCGGCAACGGCCATGAACCTGAGTATGAGTACAAGGTAACGGAAGAAGGCCGGGAGCTGGTAAAAACCGGAGAAACGGACGTCTATGCACTCATCCAGAGCCGTCTGGATGAAACCAAAATCGAAAACATCATCAAGCGGGCAACGTATGACCCGACTGCACTGGGCAGTCAGGACTGGCAGACCAGCGAGACGATGACCGATATTTCGGACGCGCCGACAAACTACCACGAGTGGTATGGGCGTATCAAAGACGCGGAAGCGGAGTTTGACAAGCTGCCTATCGAAATCAAAAACAAATGGGACAACGACGTGGAAAAATACGTCATGGCCTACGGCACGACAGAATGGGCCGATAAAATGGGACTCCTGAAGGAAGAAAAGCCGGCTAAAAACGCAACAGAGAAAAAGGAGGAAGCAGAGTGAACCGCAACAGTGAATACAACTTTGCACAGAATCCACAAGTAGGAGTAAGCCGAAGCAGATTCCAGCGCAACAGTGACAACAAAACCACCTTTAACACCGGCGAACTCATCCCGATTTATCTGGATGAAGTATTACCGGGTGATACGCACCAAGTCGATGTTGCGTGTGTGATGCGAATGGCAACACCAATCTTCCCGGTGATGGACAACGCCTTTTGTGATTTCTACTTCTTTTTCGTGCCAAACCGACTCTTATGGGAACACTGGAAGGAGTTTATGGGCGAGAACAAAGAAACCGCATGGACACCTAAGACGGAGTACAGTGTGCCGCAAGTGACGGCACCGACAGGCGGATGGGCGGAAGGTACGCTGGCGGACTATCTGGGACTGCCTACCAAAGTCGAGGGCATCAGCGTGAGCGCTCTGCCCGGTCGAGCATACGGCCTCATCTACAACGAATGGTTCAGAAACCAAAACGTCACGCAGCCGACACTCGTAGAGGTAACAGACGCAACCACGACCGGCAAAAACGACGGCAGCGCTACCAATGACAGCGCTATCACGTTGGCAAAGCCTCTCAAGGCAGCGAAGGTGTTTGACTACTACACCGGAGCTTTGCCGGAGCCTCAGAAAGGCGAGCCGATCACCATACCGCTGAGCGGTAACGCGCCAATCAAAACATATCTCGACGAAGAAATGACAAAACCGGCAACGTCCATCAAAAAAGGCGATACCTACAGCAGTCCCTGGACATGGGGAGGGAACGAAGCGGGCTTAATCCAGAGCGAAAGCTCAGACGCAAGGATGAGAGGAGCAACAAAAAGCGGATACAGCTTTGGAAACCCGGTAACGCAAGAAACAAGCAGTTACGCATACATCGGCGCAGACCTTGGAGCAGTAACAGCAGCAACCATCAACCAGCTGAGACAGGCATTCCAGATTCAGAAACTGCTGGAAAAAGACGCACGCGGCGGCACGAGATACCGCGAGGTACTGCGCGAGCACTTCGGAGTTATCTCTCCTGACTCTCGTATGCAGATTCCGGAATATCTGGGCGGCTACAGACTGCCTATCAACGTGTCTCAGGTTATCCAGACCTCTTCGACCGACGGCACGAGTCCGCTGGGCAACACAGCGGCGTTGAGTGTAACCACCATGAACAAACCTATGTTTACCAAGTCCTTTACTGAGCATGGTCTCATCATGGGTCTGGCAGTCGTCCGCACCGACCAGACCTATCAGCAGGGTATCGAACGCATGTGGAGCCGCAAAGGCCGATATGATTACTACTGGCCGGTACTGGCAAACATCGGCGAACAAGCGATCCTCAACAAAGAAATCTATGCACAGGGCAACACAAAGGACGATGAAGCATTCGGCTATCAGGAAGCATGGGCCGACTATCGGTATAAGCCGAGCAAGGTTACCGGACTGTTCAGAAGCAACGCACAACAAAGTCTCGATGCATGGCACTATGCACAGGACTACAACGCGCTTCCCACACTGAGCACGGCTTGGATGGAACAGGGCGAAGCCGAAATGAAGCGGACTCTTGCGGTACAGGCTCAGCCGGACTTTATTGCAGACTTCTACTTCATGAACAAGACAACGCGGTGTATGCCGGTGTACTCCATTCCGGGACTCATCGACCATCACTAATACAAAGCCGGGTCAAAACCCGGCTATTCTTGTAAAGGAGAAAAAAATGTCACTTTTAGCAGCACTAGCAACAGGCGCAAAATTACTGGGCGGCGTGAGCACACTCATAAACACCGGAACAGGCATATTCAACGCACTCAAAGGCACATCCGGCAGCGGAGCAACAAGCTCAAGCGGATACCAGACAAGCCAAGGCGCAAGCGGGTCAACAATGACCGGCGAAAGCGGCGTAAATGTTGACCAAACAAAAGAACTCGCCAAATACTTTTTGGGGCAAAGTCAACAAGCGCAAGGAATGCAGAGTCAGCAAAACGATAAGAACTCTCTCATGGCACTGGGCTTAAACACTCTGGGAGCTATCCAGCAGGGCGTTTATAATCGCATCCAGCAGGATGCAACGATGTCCTACAACTCAGCAGAAGCGGCGGCTAACAGGGCATGGCAAGAGCGTATGAGCAACACGAGCTACCAAAGAGCAATGGCCGACATGAAAAAAGCGGGGTTGAATCCAATACTCGCATACCAGCAAGGCGGAGCAAGCACACCGGGCGGAGCACAAGGGACCATTGGACAGAGCAGCATAAGCGCGCCAAGCGTCGGGACGCAGTCATCCAGTATGCCGACGATCTCCGGCACAGTAGCAAACTACAGCAAGACCAAAGCGGAAAGCTGGTCATGGACAGACTCGCACGGAGAGCAGCACAGTAGCGGTTATAACAGCTATCAAACGGACTTTCCAGACTTAACCGGATGGCTCAACCAAAACAACACCAGCGGCAAAAAAACAAGTGACAACAAAGCAAAAAAAGACACAGCAGCCGAAACAACGCCTAAGAACAATCAGTACATCGGCAGCAACTTCGGAAACTACTGGAAAGACAAATTAG